GATAAGCAGGGTCTTTCGCATACCTAGGGTCAGCCATTGCCTGAGTCAGCTCTGCCAAGGACTGGAAAGCCCCTGCTGAATTGCCGCCAGTCTCACCTGTAACCAGCTGGGGCGATTTGCCCACATCAGATCGGTATTGCGAAGCCAAACCTTTAATTGCAAACATGGCTTGGTCTACATCTCTTGTATCTAGTGCTGCATTGAACGAGTCAATCTCTCCTTGTGAAAGATTGGCTTGCGCCCAACGAACCATTGCGCCGTATGCCTGTTCACCACCTGCGATGTCATAGGCTCGGCCACGGATTTGCTGGGTAATTGCTGTCTGACCTTCGATGTAAGAATCCACGATGTACTTCGGGATACCAACCTTAGCCAGACTTTCATATGCTTCGTCCGATAAAGAGCCGTTATCAGCGTACTCTTGGGACAAGGCAAAATAGTCAATACCGTTCTCGTTCAAGAAGTTACTGACATCCTCTTGGCTGGTAGCCGTAGGGTCAGCTGCGGGATCGCCTTGTGGGTCACCCTGAGGTTCACCTGTAGGCTCATCCTTAGGGGTATGCAGCTTGGTTTCGAGTTCCTTATAGGACTTTACGAAGTCTTCAACATTCTTGAACTTCTCAGGGAGCCACTCTGGACGAGCCGGATCACTAGCAGCATCTAGCTGATTAGCTTTATCCAGCATTGCAGCGGTATGGGCTGCGTCCTCGGTAGGTTCTCCCTGATAAGTGTTAATCGTTTCTGTGCTCATTCTGTCTCCAAACAGTTGTTAATCAGCCGCCTTGCATCTGAGAGATCATCTGCGTCACGGCTGTAGGGTCGATGTTCTCCATACCCTTACCAATGACTTGGGGTGCAGCACTCTCAGCAATGTTCTTCATGCTTTCCTGCATCATTTGGGCTTGTTGCGCCTGTTGAGCAGCTTGTAGTTCAGCTTGCTTCTGCTCAGGTGTCTTTACAAGACCATTCGTCTCGAGGCCTAAAGAGGCTCCCAGACGGTCGATGTAGTCGTTAATGTTCAGTTCTTGGGCAATGACCTGAGGGCCAAGAGGCTCTAGGAACTTCAAGAACTGGGCTAGTTTGTTGAGGTCTTGTCCACGACCAAGGGCTTCCATACCCGTTACGATCTGAGGCTTAACCACATCCTTAGGGAATACTGGAAGACGCTTCTGCTTTTCCATACGGAAGAGTAGGATCTTGATCAAAGGAAGCTGTAGCTCTTGGCTGAGAATCGAATAGACTCCACCCAAAGAGGTCTCTAGCTCCTGTGCCATGAACCTGACTTCTTCTGCCGTTACTCGGTCAGCATTACGCTGAACAGCCGAGTTGAGCATGAAAGCAAAGGACAGACGATCAGTAATTGTTGAGGCGGTATCCTGAGCTACTCGGAAGTCGTTGAACTTCTCAAGCTGGAGCACCGACACATCGTTCTTATCGCCTTGCACAATGGCACCGTTAGGTGAATTGGCAATGGTGCGAATCTTAGTTGTCCCATTAGGACGGACTAGGAATAGAATTTTGGCAGCAGCCGCAGAGCCTTCAACAATAGCTTGCTGTAGTCCTTCAAGGGACGAAAGGTCACCAATGTATTCCTCGACAAAGCCTCGGCCATAGTCTTCACCATCAATGCGGGTGAGACGTAGGGCTTGGTAAGGACACTTGTCTAGGGGGTATTCGCCCTCAGAATCGGGGACTTTAATACCTTCAATTTCCTGATAGGTTTCCCACTTCTTGGCAGTCCGCTTGACGTAGGTATAAAGCGCATAGCTCTTATCGCCTTTGTCTAGGGGATCTGTAAGGAGTGCTCGGACTACCTCAGGGAGCATTAAGGGACTTACATCTTCCTTAATGATTAGTTCTAGGGGGTTCCCCATAACATCGCGTTTAACGACATATCGGTCGAGCCGGAAGACACGCATACCGGACTTGTCGAGGGGACTATAAAGCAATACATTGCCAGCTACGATTAGTTGCTTAAGAGCCTCAAAGATCGGCACACGAGCAGCTTGGGACTCCAAGTCACTCATAATGTTCCGCTCAATACGGGCTAAGGCAGCGTCTACCTTGCCGTGTTGGCTCTTATCAATGCCGCCCAGATCAGACTCGCTTACCGTAAGCCGGAAGAAAGGACTGTTAGGGGGAAATAGAGCCAGCATAAGCTTACTAGCCAGATTGTTTACACCTCTGGCACCAACCGACTGGAACGGCTGCGGATAAACCGTAGACGCACTATGCCCCTGCTTAGGGACTAGGGTTGGGATTGTAAGCTCTGCTGCCCGACGAGCACGCTCTAGGTACGTGTGTCGGTTCGACTCTAGCTGACCGTAGCGATGGGCAACTGAATGCGATTTATCCAGTTGTTTCTCCATCAGGTTTCCTTATTAAACAGGAGTAGCTACGCTTACGCCGCTACCACCTAATCCACCGACATTGGCACCGCTCGAAATCTTGAGACGGGAAATACCGGCATTAGAAGCATTACCAGCCCGTTTCTTTCGACGGTTGGTATCTTGCACATCTGTTACTGCGTTCGGATCATCCGATACCGACTTAGGGTCTTGCGCCTTGGTCGGGATTGCTGCCGGTGCAACTGCCTTTGGAGCAGGAGCCGGAGCCGGAGAAGCCGGAGCACTTTGAGCAGCTGGCTTAGAGCCGCCGCCACCTCCACCACCACCACACATACTGAGTCTCCTTAGTTGCTAGGGATGTTGAGGCTGTTGTCGGACATACCTGTAGTCCCTAGAGTGCTCTGCTTAAGATCCACTCGGAACTGCTTTTTACCCTTCTTGGCTTTTTGATTCTCAATGCCAAGGGTGTCCTTTTTGCTACCCAATTCCAGTTCTGCCGGAGCAGGAGCCGGAGCGGGAGGCGCAGGAGTTTCTACCTTTTGGTAGGATGGAGCACCGCCGCCACCACACATAGTTAATCCTCTTCTGATTCATTAAGCTGCCGAAGAGCCTCAATCACACTCTGTTGTCCAATCAAATGGGCTAATTCAACTTGTGTGATAGTGGATTTCGGGAGCTTGTCTGGGAAATGCTCCTCCAGCCATTCAAGGACAACTGGAGGAACAACGATAGGTTTATTTAAGACTTTTTCCATATAAGTCCGATAATGTCCTTACATCTTCGAGATTTCACAGGCTCCACCCACACAAGCCAACTCCTGAGTGCCTGTCGTTGAGTCATCCTTCTCGTAGTAGGACAGGATGCTCCAATCCAGATTGCTTGGCATATCTTGGAGTGCAGCTTCATAGTCCTCCTTCGAGCATGGCTGATAGGGGGCTTGCTTATAGACATGATCGCTATATGGCAGGAACGAGATACCTCCAATCTCATCAAAGTGGGCATAGACCCATGCACCGACCTTCAGCCACTCATCCTCTCGGATATAAACTGTGATCGACGGGTTGTGCTCACACCAATGTTTGAGATACTTGAGGTAAATCTCTAACTGCTGAATGGCAACAATCTCTTCACGAGTGATTGCACTCTTCGGAGCCTTCTGGGGGAACGAGAAGACAGCTATAGAGTCTGGCTTAGTGACATCTGGTTCTTGAGGGATACCAGCATCTTTAAGGAAGCTCGTAAGGGGGTCTTTAAGATCAGCTCGAACAGTTCGAATGTAATACTCGCTGTAGGCCGGATGGATACCAGATGAGCAGGAGACTAGCTGGGAGACTGTGCCGGAAGGCTTAACACAGGTGATGGATACAGACGGGTTGATTCCCATCTTCTGTGCCCATTCCTTATTTGTGTCGATAGCTTGCTGACGCAGATTGCTCAGGAGTTCTGCACTAGGATCAGACGTAAGATTATTGTCCATGATGCCAGTCAGACTTACACCCAGCAGACGCTCCTCTTCCACGTTCTTACGCCAGACTGAGCGTAGATAGCGGAAGTTAGTCATCGAGCTTTGGACTGTGCCAATGATTGAGGCAATCCGAACCTTAACCTTTAGGGTCTCTTCGGTATCCTCTGGGCGAATTACCACCTCAGAGAGATTACAGAAACTCATCGGACGCAACAGAATTTCGCCGCATGGGTTGGTGCCGAACTGGTGATCCGGATCTCGACGACCTGAAGCTATTGCTTGGTTACGTGCAGCCTTACGATTGAAGATGCCTCGCTCACCTGACTTGGAGTCATAGATCGCTTGCCATTCCTTCATGAACTGACCAATAGAGGGCTTCTCTTTGTAAGAGGCTGAGTTATTAGCCAGCGCACGTTGCCCATTGTCTTCCCACCAAGCACCTGACTTAGCTACCCGTAGGCTCTCATCATTGAGATCAGACAGGGAGATCAGAGCAGAGCGGCGTACACCACCAACCACTACGATGTCAGCAATCTTGCAGACAATATCGTGGACTTCGATGGGATACAGGCGACGACCAGCGGCTTTCTTAAAGACCTCAATAGTGAACCTAAAGAGATCCTCAAGAGGCTCTGGGCCACTTGCACGCCCACCAAAGGTCTTCAGCTTGGCACCCTTAGGACGAACCTTAGAGACATCCCAAGTTGGGATCTTGCCGGAGTACAGGAGGGAGATTAGTTCACGATAGGCCGATGCCCAGCCAACCTTTGAGTCACTAACTACAATGGTTGTACCAGTTGGATGGAGGGTCTCCGATACGGCTGGAAGCTGGCTGACGAATTGATCCTCAACCGAGAAGCCAACACCTGTACCGCACATCAGAACATAGACGATCTCATCGAAGGCACGTTGGTTATCCATTGCCACGAAGGAACAATTGAAGCCAGCCACATTGTCACGATCAAGTGCAGCACCAGCAGTCATCAAGGCACGCATTGAGGGCATGACTTGAAGGTTGTAGATAGCATCATAGATCTCAGTTTGTTCCGCTGGTGTAACAATTAGGTCATGCTTTTTACATTGACCTACCAGCCAATCGACATACCGCTTAACAGTTTCGTCCCAATGCTCTCGACGGTTTTCTTCTGGTAGCCAACGAGCATATCGACTCTTGGCGATTACCTGTTGGTATAGATCCATCAGCGATTGTCTCCAGAACCTTGAATGACACCACGATCCTTACGGCTGGATAGCTTGTCGATATTGCCTTGGGCGATGTCTTCCAGCTCAAAGCCAAAGTCAGTAGCAACCGCAGCTACAAACCATAGGATGTCTCCGAGTTCCTTGCGGACAAGCACAGCATCAATCGCACCGTCTTTGTCACGGATGGATTTAGCCAGAGCACCATAGAACTCCCCTACTTCACCTATCAGGCCATAGAGGGCATATGCCTCATTAGCCGAGGGAAGTCGGAAGCTCATTGCTTGGTCTTGGTAGTCAGTCATGTTCATAGTTCAAATCTCTTCTTTTTGTCGTTGTTGTAGTTCAAGCTCAATCTCTGTACGGCGAATGATTCGCTCAAGATAGAAACGAGCTTTATGTAGATCCTTGAGGGGTGTTCCTTTGTGTGGGTAGCGTGTTACATACTTCACGACATTTCCCTCAAAGAAGTCGAGGTCATTAGCCTCAATATAGTCAGCGGGTTCAATACCCCCCTTGGTGTAATGCGGGGGGTTGTTGATCTCGTCAATTACAGAGCCGGTGGGTTCCATAGCTTTACCTTTCCGTTTTCGTATTCACCATGTCGGAGGATTCGAGCAAGACGGGCTTGCTGGAGTGCCACCTCTTCATTTAGGCCAGCCTTGATGTAGGCCATGACAACATGCTTCCAGTAGAGGCGCATGAGGTCTCCTTCGTCTGCCCAAGGAGTGCCTTCATCAATGGCTTTCTGGAGGATCTTTTCGGCTGTCTTGATGCCAACTGAAGGACAACCCTTATAGCCGTCCGTCTGGTCACCAGTAAGGGTCTGAACCATGAACCAGTAATTGGCATCGTGTTCTGAAACCTCGACGAACCCATCATCCAATTTGAAGAGTGTGAGTGGTACGCCTTTAAGATCCTTATCCTCCGTCCAGACAACGAAGCGAGGATCACCGGAGGCTTGGATGCCCCGGTAGT